TATATAGGGCTATATGGCAGAAACAGGGAAACTAGTTGATAAGGTAGAGGAGGTATTAAACAAAGTCAAAAAGACAGACATTAATACTTTTGCAAGGATAATACAGGAAAAGTTTGCCGAGGCAAGGGATTACCGCAGGGATCATGAGCAACACTGGCAGGAGGCCTATGACGCATACCGGGCCAAGTATCCTAGTCGCATAAACAAGGCAAATGAGTTGGCAAGTGAGAGAGGCATTTTTGTCAACCAGACCCGGCGCAAGGTTAACAGTGCCAAGATCAAGATAGGGACCCTGTTATTTGAGGATGGTGAAGTGCCATTCACAGTGACTCCGTCCAAGAGACCAAGATTTTTTCCTCCAGATATTGAGGTACAGCCGGACAGGCCGGACATCCTACAGGATGCACTTCTGGCACGGGCTAAAAATATGGAGGACAAGATCAGGGATATACTAAAAAAGACATCTTACAATGAAGAAATTACACATTCAATTCACGAGATGTGTCTGTATGGCACGGGATGCACTAAGGGTATTAATCTTACGAGGAAAAACTTTCCCGTCTATACTTCGGTCAGAACTCCAGATGACATGGTCGAAATTGAGTCTAAGATTGAGGAAGAGCTTATTCCTGCGGTTAAGTATATTTCGATATGGAATGTTTTCCCTTCGCCTGAAGCAAGCAGTTCAGAAGATGCAGACTACGTTATTCAACGCAGTTTTGTTAGTCCGATTCAATTACGTTCTATGGTCAGTGCTGGAAAAGGATACATCATGGAGGTGGTGGAGGAGATTATCAGTGGTGATGAAGGAAGGGTACACGGCTATGATGAAAGTCAGCACCCCAAAAAATTCGATGAAACGTCTGCGAGGCAGGTCAAAAACATAGAGGTTCTTGAGTTTTGGGGACGTCTGGATGGAGGGGACCTAGCCGAGCATTTACCTATAGAGGAAGAAGATGCACCTTCGTCAATACCAGTTGTAGTCACAGTTATTGGTGACAAGGTAATCAAGATACAGGAGAATCCGTTTGATGACACTTTGCCCTTCCACTTCTGTTACTGGCAGAAGAATCCAGAGAGTATTTGGGCAGACGGGATTTATTATGCCATCCGTGACGTACAGGCAATACTGAATTTCAGTTATGCCATGATGATTGAGGGCAAGTCTTTATCAGCGGCCCCAATGACAGTGATAGATCCAAATTCTTTTGAACCAGGCACAGACACAGAACAGATATATCCTGGCAAGCAGTTCCGTGTAAAACCTGGTGCAAGTGTCCGTGACGCATTTATGCCGATACAGATACCAGATGTTACAAACGGGTTGCTCCAACTGATCCAACAGCTTGAACGAGAAGCAGACTTGGACAGTGGGCAGACTTCCATTGGGTATGGGGACCAGAGTCCAGCCCAGACAAAGACGGCAACAGGCATGTCGATTCTGAACAGTAATGCCAACCGTCAGACAGCAGACGTTGTCCGTTCTGTGAGTAAAATGATAACGAACAACATACAGGCCATCTACCGGTGGCTAATGGTTGATTCAGAGGACATGCAAATAAAGGGAGACTACGAAACCATAAGTACTGGCTATGAGCAGTATATCGCCAAGGAAGTTCATAACACACAACTGATAAACTTCCTTCAAACGATTGGTTCGCTTCCGCAACTGCAACAATACATTAAATACGAGGCGTTTAGTCGGCCACTGCTCAGGGCCTTTAACTTAGATCCAGAACAGGTCATGAAGACTGAGGAGCAGGTTGCCCAGGAAATGCAACAGCAGGCGGAGGCTCAGAAGCAAACTCTGGCGGAGCAGGCACAGCAGGCGGCACAGTTGGCCCAGCAACAGATACAGGCACAGGCGCAGGCGCAGGCCCAGTCACAGATCCAGGTTGAACAGACAAAGGCTATACTTGATGAGAAGATGAAGGTATCTGATGATCAACGTGAAATGGAACGTGCCGAGAGACTTGAGCTCATTAAGGACGGGAATGTTTTACATCCAACGAACCTTGAGCGTTTCAGCATTTTGTTACGGGAGCAGATGGATCAAGGTGAGGCACAGCAGATGCTACAGGAAGAACAGGCTATGAAGCAGGAAGATGCTGCACGTTTGCAACAACAGCAGCAGGCACAAATGCAACAACAGCAGCAGATAGCCGAACAAGAAGGGCCGCCACCTGGAGGACAGGGGGGACCAATGGCTGGTGCCCCTGGTGAAGGAATGGTAGAAGAGGGAGCAATGTAATGGTAGGACGTCCAGAATCCCGTGCGGATTTGCTGGCGATGCTAAAAACGCATCCAGGTTGGAATGCGTTAAAGACAGAATTTGACAAGCGATGTACTGATGAAATGGACCGTATAGTTAACGGCACCCTGTTCGATCAGGAGTCCATTGCAAAGCACCACATCTCCATTGGGAGAGTGAGGGCATGGAAGGAGATTTTAGAATTTCCTGAAAATGTCGAGAAATTCGGACCTCCACGGTGAGTAGCCAGGGGTCAACACCTAATACGATCCGATTAGCGGGACATTGTTAGCGGTGAGCTAGAAGAGACGGAGTTAAATTGGCTGAAGAAAAAGACAGCCCCCAACCAGAAGAAGAAGAGGTTGATACGGGCGAAGAGGATGAGGACATCTGGGACAGTGCTCCAGAAGTAGAAGATGAGGATGACCCCACGGAAGAAACTGAAGCGGAAGCTGAGGAGGACACCAAGGAGGAAGTCAAGGAGGAAGCCGACGATTCTGAAGAAGAGGAGGAGGAAGATCCCGCTCACGACTATGAACAGAGATATAAGTCCCTAGAAAAAGAGTTTCATAAAAGAAATGAAACCAGTGCAAGAGACAGGGAAGAGTTCAACGACCTTAGAATCCGCTCATTAGAGCAGGACAAGGAACTTGAAACACTGAAGAAAGGCTATAAGGCGCCGGACACCCCTCCAGATCCAAGCGATGAAGGGTCATTTTTTGATGACGATGATCGCACAACGATGGAGGAATTTAGCGAACTTACTGGAGTAACAAAGAAGCTAGTCCAGCATGAGGTAGCCAAGGCTTTAAACAAGGTGGGCCCCGCAATCAACAAAGATTCAGAAAGGGTTGCCCAACTTGAAAAAGCCTATCAGGACCAGAACTACCAGCAGTTTTTGAGCAGTCACGAAAAGTCGATGCTCAGTTCAGTTGGTGATGATTATCGGGATATCGACAAGGATCCAGATTTTCAAACATATGTTCTGAAGTCACCTGCACTTACTAAAATGATGACCGAGTCAACGTCACCGGATGACCATGCGTCAGTAATGAATTTATGGCTGGAAAATACAGATTCCGGCAAGGGATGGCGACCAGCCCCAGAGGCAGAGTCAAAACCTAAAGCGCAGTCAGAAGGATCAGCTAAAAAACAGAGTACGAGACGCAAGGCGGCCTCGAACCTGATGGACAACTCCGCTCCAAGAATAGAAAGAAACACCGACAACATGTCGGATGAGGATCTCTGGGATAGTGTCCCAGAACCTAAGGAAGAATTTTAGGAATCCTTATTTTTTAATAATTTTATTAGGAGTTGACTTATGGCAGCTTATGGCGGAACGGGAAGCGTTTCATCGGCCACCAGTTATGGTGACCTTAGCAAAAACGATGCGTTCACTATACAAAAGAAGATGTTACCAATTGCAAAGCGATTGCTGACATTTGCAAAATTTGCACAAAAAGAAACCAAGCCTCAGAAGCAAGGGCTTGAGATTAGACACCGTCGTTACGAAAGATTCCCAATCGTGGATTCCCCGATTGCGGAAGGTGTAACACCGGACTTTACCTCGCTTGAGCATACCACGCTCATGCATACGCTGAAGCAATTTGGATCATATGTGAATACCACAGATGTCCTTTTGGCAGCCTCGCATGATCCGGTGCTCAACGTAATTTCAGAACGTCAGGCCACGCAAGCTGGTGAGACAATTGACTTTCTCAGCTACAAAACCTTTCGTGCGGGCACACAGGCTGCATATGCTGGTGGAACCAGCCGTGCTACTGTTGATGCCACAATCGGACTACAGGCACTAACTTCTGCTG